TCAACATCGTGGTTGAACATGCCCGATCCTGAGATCGAGCCACCGTCCGCCGTGGCGTCCTCCTCGTGGGTGAGCCACAATCCGAGGATTGTCGCCAACGCGAAGCCGACGCCGAGTACAGCGAGTAACCACATGCTTTAGTCTCCTCTTGAGTGAGCACATCGTTTTCACGATCCGGAAGCTCATCCCCGGATGACCGTCGGGGCGCCGTCGCCGGCGCCCCTAGGTTTCTGTTTTAGAACTCGTGGGGGAAGTCGGTTTTGATCGCTTCCCAACCATCGGCCGTCATGGTGAGACACGCGTCATCACCTTCGCCGTCCGATTTCACGAGGCCTTTTTTCACCAAGCTTGCAACCACACCCGAGAAGGTGCGCTTGCTATCGAACGGGTTGGCGCTCCAGCTCCACACCGCGCGACCGACCGGGTGGTCAGCATCGCGGAAGTCGCTGTCGTAGATACCCTTGAGCGCCTTGCGTTCGTTTTCGGTGATCTGCATTGATAGTCTCCTCTTGAGTTAGTCTTTCGTGCGCGCTACTCGGGGCTCATCGGTCGTCCGCTTCTTGCCCGTTTCGCTTCACCCGGCCCCGGCGGTCTCCGTTTGGTCTATGACGACCGGGGCCTCTTGTCTTCTTCCGACCCGATTAATATCGGACATTTTGTCCGCGAATGCAAGGCCTCCTTGCAAATTATTTTACAGGGAGAAAAACGAGGTTTTCCCGATATTTGCACCGGGGGTCACTTTTCCAGGGGTCAAAAGGCGGGGCCCGGCTTGCCAAAACCGAGCACCCGGGTATCGTCCCGGGCCATGATCACAGGCAACCTAAAAATCGATGAGCTTGCGGCGATCACCGGCGTCTCGACGAGATGGATCGCGAAGCTCCAACGCGACGGCATCGTGCCGGCGCCGACGAAAGGCGACTACCCCGCGGAGGAGTCGCTCAAGCGGCTGTTCGCCTACTACCGCGCCAAGGGCGAGGGCGACGGCGCGAAGATCGACACGCAACGCGGCCGCCTCCTCAAGAGCAAGGCGGACATCGCCGACTTGCAGCGCAAGAAGGCGATCGGGGACGTGATCGAGCGCTCGAAGGTGATAGGATCGATCACGACCATCATTGCGACGGTGACCGCGCGGCTGTTAAGTATCCCGTCGAAGATCGCGCAACGATTGGCGCAAGCGACGAAGGCCGCCGACTGCGAGGAGATCGTGCGCAAAGCAATCGAGGAAGCGCTTGACAGCCTCTCGCAACTCGAAGTCGTTTATTCAAGTCAGTCGTCGGGACAACGATCGAGAGGTCGTCCGCGAAGCGCTGGCAACGGCGAAGCCTCCGCCTCGACTGACAATTAGCGAATGGGCGGACGAGGAGCGCATCCTCTCCGCCGAAGCATCCGCCGAGCCCGGGCGATGGGACACCGACCGCGTCCCCTACATGCGCGAGATCATGGACGTGATCTCGAACCCACGCATCCGCAAGGTCGTGGTGATGAAGGGCGCCCAGGTCGCCTACACCGAGGGCATCGGCCTCAACACGATCGGCTATTACATCGCGCAAGACCCTTGCCCGGTGCTCGTGATCCTGCCGACGATCGAGCTTGCGGAATCGTGGTCAAAGGACCGGCTCGCGCCGATGCTCCGCGACACGCCGGCGCTCGCGCACAAGGTGCTCGACGGGCGCGTGAAGGACGGCGACACCAACACGATCCGCAACAAGATGTTCAAGGGCGGCCGGCTCACATTGCTCGGCGCCAATGCGCCGGCGGGCCTCGCCTCGCGCCCGATCCGGATCGTTATCGGCGACGAGGTCGATCGCTGGCCGGTCAACACCGGCGGCACAAAGAGGGGCGAGGGCGATCCGCTCGCGCTTGCAGCAAAGCGGCAAATCACGTTTTGGAACCGCAAGACGCTCATCGGCTCGACCCCGGTGATCAAGGAGACGTCCGTCATCTTCCGCGAATTCACCGCGTCCGATCAGCGGTTCTATTATTGCCCGTGCCACGAGTGCGGGGAGGCGCAGGTCTTGAAGTGGCAGCAGGTGCGATGGGACAAGAAAGGCGACGAGCACATGGCCGAGACCGCGCACTATGTCTGCGAGCACTGCGGCGCGATCTGGAATGAGCCGCAGCGGCAAGAGGCAATCAAGGCCGGCTTTTGGGTCGCCGACAAGCCGACGAAGGACGTCGCCGGCTTCCACATCTCGGGCTTCATGTCGCCCTGGCTCACCCTGCCCGAGATCGTGCAAGAGTTCCTTGATAGCCGGCACGACCCCGAGCTGTTCCAGGTGTGGGTGAATACGATCCTCGGGGAGCCGTGGGAGGGCGCGACCGAGAAGGTCTCCGCCGAATCGATCCGCGACCGCGGCGAGAACTACAGCCCCGAGGACATCCCCGACGATGTGCTGTTCCTCACCGCCGGCGTGGACGTGCAGCACAACCGCCTCGAAATGCAGGTTTTGGGATGGGGCCCAAAGGATGAGGTATGGGTCATCGACTATCAGGTGATCAACGGCGACCCCAACGATATGGACGTGTGGGAGACGCTCGACGAGCAGATCAAGGCGCCCTACCGGACGGCGGCCGGTCGCCGCATGTTCATCCGAACGACGTGCGTCGACTCGGGCGGCAACGCGACCGCCGCGGTCCTGAGTTTCTGCAAAGATCGGTGGCGCCGGCGCATCTATGCGGTGAAGGGCCTCGACGGGCCCCGCTCGATCTGGCCGCGCAAGGCCTCGAAGTCGAAAAAGGGCAATATCGATTTCTACTCGATCGGCGTCGATACGGCGAAAGACCTATCCTACGGCAAGCTCAAGGTGATCAAGCCGGGACCGGGTTACGTCCACTTCCCCGCCGGCGAGGACTTTGGCAAGGTCTATTTCGACCAGCTCACGAGCGAGTACGTCGAGATCAGGAAGCACGAGGGCCGGCCATACCGGGTGTGGGTGCTGCCATCGAGCAAGACGAACGAGGCGCTCGATACGTTCGTCTATGCGGTCGCGGCCCGGTACTCGATGAGGGTCCGCAAGCCTCCTGGCGGACAGCAGCAGGTAGCGCAACCCGGGCAGGAAGTGATACCAGAGACATCGACGAAACCCGAGCCGGCGCCGGCGGCGGAGCAACAGCCTCCACCACAGGCAGCATTGACGGCCGGGAAACATTCGATGTTTCAGGGCGGCTCTTGGATGTCAGGGCGCGGCCGCAATTGGTTCGATAGGTCATAGGGTGTCGCGATGGCTTTTACACAAGCGGACCTCGACAACGTGGAATCGGCGATCGCCTCGGGCACGCTCTCGGTGAGCGTCGAGGGCAAGAGCGTGACTTACCGGAGCTTCGACGAGTTGCGCACTGTGCGCCGCATCATCATGCAAGCGCTCGGGCTCAACACGTCCAAGACGACGGTGCTCATCAATCACGATCGCGGGTACGGCGGAGGGGGCAACTAGAAATGGGCAACTGGATCGACAAGACGATCGGCTATTTCTCCCCCAAGCGTGGCCTCGCGCGCGCCCGGGCCCGCAACGCGATGCGCATGTACGAGGGAGCCACAGCGGGGCGCCGCACAACCTCGTTTCGCGGTCGAGCAACTTCGGCGAACACTGAGATCGCCCAAGGTATCGGCAATCTGCGAGACCGCGCGCGCGACTTGGTCCGCAATACGCCGCATGGGCCGCGGCTCCTAGACATCATGTGTTCGCACATCATCGGCACCGGCATCCGGCCGGTGTCGGCGACTGGCAAGGACAAGCTCGACGATCGCATCGAGCGCTTGTGGAAGGACTGGCAGGACGCCGCCGGAATCGAGGGCTTGTTGTCGTTCTACGCTCAACAAGAGTTGGGCGTGCGGTCGATGATTCAGGATGGCGAGGTCGTGCTCCGGATGATCGACCAGCGGCTCAAGGACGCACCGACGGCGGTGCAAATGCAGATTCAAATGCTCGAAGGCGATCACATCGACACGACCCGCGACGGCGTCACCGGTGCATTGCCGCAAGAGCTGGCGGCGCTCGCGCCTGAGACCACGCGCACGCGCATAGGCGTCGGGCTCGGCGAGTTCGATCGGCGCACCGGCCTTTGGCTCTATCCGTATCACCCGGGCGAGCAGACGACCGCGATCACCGCGAGCGACATCTACACCTCGAAGTTCGTGAAGGCTGACGAGCTTATCCATCTCTATTCGATGAAGCGGCCCGGGCAGGTGCGCGGCATTTCATGGATGGCGCCGATGATCATGACGGCGCGCGACATCGCCGATCTGATGGACGCGATCGTCGTGAAATCAAAGATCGAGGCGTGCTTCGCCGGCTTCGTGACGACGCAGGGCGATGACGGCGACGTCTTCGAGGAGAGCGGACTCCCGCAAGACACATCGCTTTCGAACCCTAATGCGTTGATGTCGACGCTTGAGCCCGGGACCTTGAAGCAGCTTCGACCGGGTCAAGACATCAAGTTCGCGCAGCCGAGCGGCACGTCCCAGGTCGACTCGGTGCTGATGTTCAACCTCATGGCCATGGCCGCCGGCGTCGGCTGCACATACGATCAGCTCTCGGGCGATCTCCGCGGCGCCAACTATTCGTCGCTCCGCGCCGGCAAGATCGACTTCCGCGCGCTGGTCGAGCAAATCCAAGAGCTGACCGTCATCCCGAGATTGTGCAAACCGGTGTGGGAGCGGTTCATCGCTCGCGCGATCCTCGCCGGCGAGCTGAAAGAACGCAGCGGCGGGTATCCGGTCGAGTGGGTGACGCCAGCGTGGCAGTCCATCAATCCGAAGTTCGACGAGGACGCGGAGCAACGCTCGGTGCGCGCCGGCCGCATGACGCCGCAGCAATACATGGCGGGATGGGGCGGCAACTGGCGGCGCAATATCCGCGCCTTCCGGGAATTTTACGACTACATGGACGAGAACCAAGTCGCGCTTGAGATTGACGTGCGCAACTACACGCGCGCCGGCTCGAAGCAGCCAGTGCCGCCCGGCGCCCCCGGGCAACCGCAGCTCGGGCCCGACGGTCAACCGCTTCCCGGTCAGCCCGCCGCGGGCGCGCCGGCCAACGACAACACCGGACAGCAGCCGGCCGCCCCGACCGCGGCGGTAACGCTGGTCGACGCCAACGGGGAGCCGATCGACCTCTCCGAGCTGCAAGACGCGATCGACGCGGCCGATGAGGCAGACGCCGACGGGACCTCGGGGAGGGGTCTCCCCGGCGGCCCTTTTGAGGTCGCCATCGCGAAAGCGGTGCAAGCTGCCCTTGCAGAGAAGCGCAAAAACGGCCATATCGGGAACGGCAATGGCGCGCATGCGCCGGCCGTATCGGTGGCGGACCTTCGGCGTGCCCTCCGGGCAGGTGCGACGGGACGTCGCGGACGCGTTTTGAAGGGACGAGGAGACTTCAATGAAGCGGACCACCCGAGAGACCAGGGCGGGCAGTTCACGGACGGGGCGGGGTCGGAGTCGGACAAGGCAGGCAACGATCGACCCGGGAAAGGCGGCGGAAGCTCTGGAAAAAGCATTTCAGGAGTTTCGGGAGGCTCACCCCGATATGTCGGAGGAGACAGCTCGGGCGATGTTCAAGGAAGCGGGGGCCTAAGTGGCGCGACGATCAAAGCGACCTATTCCCCGGGAGACGACGCGCGAGCCGAGTTCGAGTCCGCCGGCGCAACCGCCCTCACCTTCTCAGAGCTGGGTGAAGGCGGCGCGAAAGTCTTTCGAGAGCGTATTGAGGAAGCTAAAAACGCGAGCACACACGGCGCCGCGGTGACGCTCTACCCCGAGGAAGATTACTCGGGGATGCGCGTGTTTCTTGCCGACGATGGCAAGGTCGGCTTTGCCCTCAAGGGCGACGATATCGTTTCCGTCTTCAAGCACCCCGACGCGACCGCCGACAAGGCGTGCGTCTCGATGCTCGCGCTCGCGGTCGAGCAGGGCGGCCGGCGGCTTGATTGCTTCGACACAGCTCTCCCGCACATCTACGGCGCGCTCGGCTTCCAGGCCGTTGCGCGCATCAAGTGGAATGACGACTACGCCCCCGAGGGATGGGACAAGAACACGTTCAAGGCCTTCAACGGTGGCGAGCCCGACGTCGTCTTCATGAAGTGGGTGCCCGGCACCGAGCGCTACAAGTCGGGCGATGGCCCCGAGGTCGACGACTACGATGCCGGCGTGGCGAAGCAACGCAAGTATCGGCGCCGGCGCAAAGCGGATCGAGCCAAGCGCGACGGCGACTTCGACGAGACCGAGCACCCGCGCGACGATCAAGGTCAGTTCACCGACAAGGGCGGCGGCGATGAGGGCGGCGGCGCGAAGGAGTCGAGCAGCTCCGAGCGACCGACGACCGACAAAGTTCAAAAGGAGATGTTCAAGGATGACGCGCTCGGCACCGCGCCGACAACGACTTCGAGCTTCGCAGACGCCAACATCTCGATCATGAGCGGCGGCCGTCCTGCGTCTCAAGAGGCGCAAGAAAAACTCGCGGAGGTGTGGAACGAGTCGGTCGGAATGTCGCCGGCGACGTTCAAGCAAGAATTCACCGGTGGCGCTCAATGCACGATGAACATCAAGCACACATTTTCGGAGGACGAGAAGGACGTCACCGACAATAGCATCACCGTCTTCGGCGAATTCCGCGATGACGATGACAACAAGATCGGCGAGTACACGCGCACGATCGACTTTCTCAACGGCACCGCGTCGAGCGACTATCTATCTCTCCACACACAGGGCGCCGGCGCTGCGAAACAATTCCTCGCGGCGAACGTCGCGATGTACGAAAAGCTCGGCATCTCCTCCGTCGAGGTGCATGCAAACATCGACGTCGGCGGGTATGCGTGGGCGAAATACGGCTACGTCCCCGAGGAGTCGTCGTGGCGATCGCTGCAAGGCGAGATGGACGATCGCCTCACATCCGGCGGCGGCACCGGCTACAAGCCCGAGGACTGGGACTCGATCGACACGCTAGAGCAGGGCAAGATCGAGGAGCAATGGAAAGAAGACACCAAGCAAGACTTCATCGATAGCGAGGTCGAGCACTATCACGAGAGCGGCGCCGCTCTCGATGATCAGAAGTCAGAGATTGCGACGGACTTCAATGTCGGACGTGATAGCGATCGAGATTGGGCGAAGGCGGCATACACCGCATGGTCGGAAGGCGAGACAGGTGCTCCGAGTTGGGAGAGCATCATGGCCGGCACGATCATTGAGTACAATCCAAACGGTGAGGGGACAAACGATCCGCAAATCGATCTCGGGGCAGACAGCGGGTTGACCGATGAGCAGGTCGATAGCTTGACCGAGAAGCTCACCGAGGCCTTCAACGACAAGGCGGAAGCCGACGCGCCCGACCGTGACGCGCCCGACTACATCGCCGACAACATCGCCGAGCATCAGGACGATGTCTGGGCGTCGATGGACGACTCCCAGAAGTTCGAATACGCCGACAGCCACAATCTCGTCGACGAGAACACCGGAGACGGCACCATCCCGCCCGAGGCCGTGAGCGACCTCCGCGAGCTGATCTACGACCCGGACCCCAAAGCGCTCTGGGCGATCGCCGACTCGGAGTACGGGAAGGAATTGCTTCTCGGGACTGACTGGTACGGCGCGCTCGATCTCAGCGACGCCGACACCATGGACCGGTTCAACGCCTACATTCGCAAGGGTAAAAAGTGATGGCGGGCACCGAGCTTTTCTATGAGGAAGGTGGCAAGCGGAAGGACGCCGCGCTTCATGACGAGATCATCGCCGACGGCGACAAAGCCGCGGGAGACAAGGCGTCACGGGCCTTTTTGAAGCGCAAGGGATGGAGCGACGAGCGCATTGAAGCGTTC